TTACCATCTATCGCTAGATTCTTTGAAAGTGAAAATTTTATTAAAAGTATAATTTAGTATTAAAGCTGGTTTTTTCAGAAAACTTCCCTTTATTTCTTTCCGGCCAGAATAACTCTCTATTTTAGATTTTTCCCCTTGCCTACTTAATGTATCGTTATATTTTTGCTCTAACGTTAGATTAGTCAAAGTCACCCTATATCTTCCATTTCTACATTCAATATTAACACCACCATTAATAAATGATCTTGAAATATAAATAGGAGTGCTCATTTCTGACGAACCAAAACCTTTATAATCAGGCTCTACTCCCTCGAATATTGCGGTAAACGTGGTATCTGTTTTAGATATTTCTTTAAAATATCCTTTTGACTGAATAAAAGTGAATAACTCATTTGGAGAGCAATTTACATCAAATACCTTTTGCCACACTAGATACCCTTCATTCATTTTAAATTCTGTTTGTGAAAATGCACTAAAGCAAATGAATACCAGCAAAAATGTTATTATACTTTTCATATCTTTTAAAATTTTATCAAGATTCAAAACTATCAAGCTTACCTACTTGACGATATATTACTTTAACATCTTTCCGATGAAAAGGTTCTACAGGATTATAATCAGGATTTACTGATGATATGTAAAAATATTCATCATCCATGCCATCAAAAATTTTTGTAACTATACCATCAACAGTTTGCCATGTATATAATCTACCTTTAACAAGATCGTCTGGTGTATCTAATGGCTTTCCACAAAACCATGTGTTTTCAGGAAACAATGGGTACGCAGATTGGCCCCCTATTTGAAAAGCGAAGGACTCCCCCTTAATTAAAGGATAATATATCTTCTCAATATTATTATAGGTACCAATACCATCACCATAACCTCTAAGAAATCCTGCGTACGATTTAAATGGTACTATCCATAAGTTTTCCTTTGTATGCTTAAATGCTGAAGTATTATTTATTACTCTTTCTATGTCAGATTTTACTCTACTCATCTGATCTGCCAAACTTCCAGATCCCCAAATTTCCTCCTCTGTTACACCAAAAGCTGATGTAATCCTATTTACACTTTCCCTTGATAGATTTTTACTTTTGAAAAGACTGTAATAAGATGTATTGCTCAAACCAAGCATTTCTCTAGCTTCTATTGAAGAAATTTTATTGTCTTTTACATATTTCTTAAGCCACTCTTGAAATTTTTCTCCCTTATACTCAATCATTTACATACAAATTACTAATAATACGTAATATAAATTTTGTAATATTACTAGTTATGCGTAATTTTGAATTGTTCTATTAGTAATAATTACAATACCATTAATATTTAACAATGCAAAGGTATGGTTTGTATTACTAATATTTGTCATCAAAATGTAATGTATTAGTATTTTATGGAAAAAGTACCACTAATAAAAACAAAAACAAACCCAAGCCTTAGTAAAATCATGGATTCTATGGCTGTAAATGATGCTTTCAAAGTTGAAGCTAAACCTTCATACGCTCGTCAATTACAATATCATTTTAAATCTCATACTAAAAAGAGATTTAGGGTATGGACTAAAAGAGAAGATTCTAGAACAGATACTTTTATTGGGAGGATAGCATAATGAAAGACTTGTCTATAATAGGGAAACGTGACATTATGAATAATGTTCGTCAGGAAAACGGTCAATTTAGTCTTACTGACTTATGGAAGCTTGCGGGTGGTGATGTTCAACGAACTCCTGCAAAATGGCAAGAAAGTGAGCCGGTACAACGATTTCTCCAAACTGCCTGTAAATTTCTAAATGTCGGAATCTCCGATATTATAAAATCAAAAAGAGGAAAAGGTGGAGGAACTTGGGGCCATAGACAAGTGGCTTTAGAATATGCTCAATATTTAGATCCTAAATATGCTGTACTAGTAAACGAAGTTTTCTTTGAGCGTATAGAAGAAGAAAAAAATCCTGATCTAATTATTGATCGAGCTATTTCAACCTATCAAAAGAAAGGATATACAGCTGATTGGATCAGTAAAAGAATTTCAGGCAAAGGAACGCGTAATGAGTTTACTACTACCCTGGCAAAACATGGTGTAATGGGTGATGGATATCAAAGATGCACAAACGCTATGTATATAGAGCTTTATGGAAAGGACGCTAAAGGGGTTCGAGAAAAGAAAGGCATCCCTGAAAAAGCTAATATCCGTGAGAATATGTCTACAGTCGAGCTACAAGCAATCCAATTCGCGGAAGCACTAGCAAAGGATGATATAGAAAGAAATAGGCGATACGGAAATGAAGAATGTGCTATTGTATCTAACCATGCTGCACGATCAGTAAAAGAATCAATTAACAGTTTCAGAAACAATTCAAGATTGAAATAATATGAAAAAGTCTATATCAACACTAGTCCTAGACAATATATTGACTGAGCAAGATGCAGTAAATATATTATCATACCTCCATCGTGAATGTGTTTTTGGAGACGGTTGCACCATAACATTTTTAGATGGTGATACCGGGGAACGAATTGCAATAGAAAAGATATTTGAAAGCTTATCTTGGAATCATGATTTCGGTGAATCTTCCCTTTACTTTTCTGGTATGGAAAATATAAAAAATGATAATGTTCAAGCCTGGACGCTTTATGCTATGACTGCTCCATTCTGGATAGTAGGAAAATAACAAAAACTTAAATATCAACTATTTAAACAATCTGAAATAGGTTGTCAGGCGTGAGCTATGCCTTTAAAATAAGCTTAAGATTGGCGCCATGGTCGGTGTGGGTGAGGTTCGAGTCCTCAGCCAATCACAATTAAAAAGTTCTTTGACGTACGGAAAACCACCATGCACGCATGGAAAAGCAGAATAGGGTTAATCTTCTCCCCTGCCAAGTGGTAAAAAGGTAACGGAAATCAATTTGATCAGAAGTGAGGATGGCGGCACTTTAATTCTTACACGTCCTGTAAGTCCTGATGATTGAGATCCTGTGTAGACACCATATCCGATAGGTTCGGCTAGGTGGGGTTCGATCCCCCTGTATGGTGCAATGAAAATGCCCAACCTTTTGGCGGTAGTCTGCAGGCTAAAATAACACATCTGAAAACCGCCTTTTTAACACTAAAAATTTATTGATATGCTACATGTAACGATTGACGAGCAGCTGTTAACGGACATAATAGATAGGGCCGTTGATACAGCTATCAAAAAAGAAAGGGAGAAAAATAGTGATCCTGTAATCTTGAACCTGACCAAAATGTCTGAAATGTTTGGCGTAACCAGGCAAACAGTTATTTCATGGGTAAATACAGGTCAAATAACCTCAATACCAATTGGAGGATCTCATTTTTTCGACCTAAACAAAGTAATCAAAGAAAAAGAAACCAAAAGAAAACGATAAATATGAAAACACTAAAAAGAAAATTAAAACGGTTCTGTTACCGATGGAAAACCATGGACAATGACGAAAGAGGTTTTTACCTTGGATGGTTGATTTTAGTATCAACATTCGCATTAGGATTCGCTTCTATCTACTACCATGATGAGATAATTAATTTTTGTAGACAATTTGATAATTAAGCCATGGGAATTTATAAAAAGCTTTTTGAAATACAAAAGTCAACACGTGGTTTCAAAAAAGATAAGCGAGGAAGCAATTACGAATATGTTTCAGGAGAAAAGATACTGAATCATATTCGTGCTCAAATGGATGAACTCGGTGTTTTACTGAAACAAGAAATATTGTCTATTGAAAATGAAAGACAAGATTACACCACACGAAACGGTAGTAGATCTGAAATTCTTTCTAAAGTTCAAATGCGATTCACCTGGGTTGATGTTGAAACCGAAGACAAGGACGAAAATCTATTTGGTGCCAATGGTCAAAACGACTGGGATAAGGGCGTAGGAAGCGCACTAACATATGCGGAGAGGTATTTTATCCTTAAATACTTCCATATCCCTACAGATGAAGATGACATAGACGCTTTGCCGCCTAAAGACTCCCCTACAGATGAAGATGACAAGCCTAAATTGAAGCCACTTAATGAAAAGGCTTTTAATGCAGCATTGGCTAGAATCAATAAGGGTGAGAAGCTAGTTGAAAACATCAAAAAGGAATTTAACCCAACGGCTGCACAATTAGCAACATTGGTATCCGCTGAAAATAATTACAAACCTAAATCATAGATATGAATGTATTTGAATTAAACCCAGGATACATAGCGGTAAAAGAGTCATATGTTGCTGCTATGCAAGAAAAATTTGAAAAAGGGGAATTGTATCTTTCGTATTCTTCATTATCAAACTTTCGAAAATCACCAAGGCATTTCATTGACTATAAAATCAATGGAAACGATGACACAGACAGTATTTTACTTGGAAAGGTACTTCATTGCTTAGTATTGGAGCCCGACACCTTTAAAGATACTTATTGCGTTGCTCCAGACTGCGACCGTCGAACAAAAGAAGGCAAAGCTGTTTATGCTGAATTCCTTGAAACTGCAAAAGACAAGACATTAATAAGCAACAATATTTACACTAGTGCGGTTGAAATGGCTATATCGGTATTGTCGAACGAACAAAGTAAAGAGCTTTTGGATAATGTTATGTTTAAGGAAAGGAAAATAGATTGGGAAAGATACGGATTTAAGTTCCTCTCATATTTGGATGGTGAGGGTGAAGATTATGTATTTGATCTTAAATCTATGCCTGATGCTGATCCTAAGAAAGTACAGCGCGAAATACTTAACCGTTGCCTTTGGCTCCAAGGCGGTATGTATCTGGAAGCCTTGCAAAAGGATAAGGACTATTACATTATTGCAGTTGACAAAAAAGGCAATGTATCAGTCCATTTGTTAATGAGTTCTTTAATTGATTACGGCAAATCAGAGTTTAAGCGCCTATGCGGAGACTTTGAAGATTGCCTGTCCACTAATAGCTGGTTGAAATCTTATGAATACAGAAGCCACAACGGAATATATCCAATCGACAAACCCATGTACAATATCTAAGGATCTTATTATTCATTATTTGAATAAGCTTCATGATGAAAATGATCTGATAATGAAAAGGGTTTATTTAAACACACTTTTAAGGCTGATCGATGGCAAGTTGGAAGATGCACAAATACTACCGAGGGGTAGCGATACCACAGATTAAGGACAGGCTAAATCAATTAAAAGTCTGTCCTTTTTTATTAAATGAAACCGACACACATGTACTTGTAAAAGGCATCACCAAAACCGAAACAACAGCCAAATTAACTAACAAAGATTTTTTACTATTCCTTGAAAAAGTATGGTGCTGGGGCGCTCACCTTGGCATTTACATTACAGGGCCAAATGAAGATGAAATATGGAATTAGAAATGATCATAGGTCAATCTTATGACCTTATAGAATTAAGACAAGACCTTTCCGGTCTATCAGAAGGCAGACAGTATGTAGCTGATCAAAAATTGAGTGGATCAGACGTTTCAGTCATTTACCATGATGACTCAAATGACTGGTCATACTCCCACGAATGCAACATAAAAAGGATTGGTAAAATCACACTTAAATCACTAAAATAATGAATCACATTGATAGAGCTGAGTATCTAAACAACGAATTGGATAAAGATACTCCTTACAAAATTACCGCGCCAAAACAGAGCGCTTTACCTATCAGGACAAGCAACAAAGAAAGTGCTTTAAGTATGTTCCAGGATATAACCGAACAGGGCATATCAGCCATACTTACTTACAATTGTCCTATTACCAAGACCTGCAGAATACTTAAAACAGGTCCAAAAACAATTTACAGTTTATCGGAGGAATAGATTATATTTAGTAAAAACAATTTACAAATGACCCAAAGAAAGTCACTAACCAAAAAGACAAGATTTGAAGTTTTCAAACGAGACTCATTTACTTGTCAGTATTGCGGATCGAAAGCGCCTGAAGTAATACTAGAAGTTGATCACATTGACCCTGTTAATAACGGAGGTTCCAACGAATTTTTAAACTTAATTACTAGTTGCTTTGACTGCAACAGAGGTAAATCCAAAACAAAGTTATCCGATAGCACAGTACTTGATAAGCAAAGACAACAAATTGAAGAACTAAATCTACGTAGGCAGCAGCTTGAAATGATGTTAGAGTGGAAAAATGAATTATTGAATGTTAAAGTTGATGAATTCTCCACGTTAATGAATTACATAAGAGAGGCAGCCGGAGGTTTTGAGTTAACAGAATATGGAGAAAAAGTAATACGTAGACTTTTGAATACCCATGGATTTGAAAAGTCTTTAAATGCCCTTGAAATTACTTTTAATCAATACTTCCTTAACAATAATTTAGAAGATTTCTGTTTGGTAATCGAAAAGGTGGGCGGGGTTGCTAATGTTATGGACAAACCTGATTATGAAAAGCGAATAGCATACATACTGGGCATCCTTAAAAACAGGTTTAAATGGGTAGATGTTTTTAAAGCTAAAAGGTTAATGACAAACATGTACAATAATCGATTAGATATGGAGGATTTTAAAGACTTAGAGCAGAAGGCAAAGAGATGCTATGACATTGACGAATTTTACGATTATTTAGAATTTTTTGATTACTACTAATATGGCTACACCAAGGAGAAACACAGTAGATTACTTTCCTCACCTTATTGGATATGGGAAGAAGATGGACTTCATAGAGAAGCGCCATGGGAATGACGGGTACGCCACATGGTTTAAGATACTCGAAACACTAGCTACAACAGACAATCACTTTTTAAACCTCAATGATCCAATTGAGGTTTCTTTTTTATCATCAAAATGCAATATAGATGAATCTAAACTGTCAGAGATAATTAATGATCTAGTAAAGATCAAAGTTTTTGACAAGGAACTTTGGGAACACAAGGTTTTGTGGAGTCAAACTTTTTTTGAAAACATTCAAGATGCTTATAAGAGACGGGCGACAAAACCTATCAACATGCATGCATTATGTATACATCTTGTAAACATAATGGTATTACCAAAAGATTTTAAGCACTCAACATGTAAGCAAAAAAAGTCTCAAAGTAACAATGATGTATACGAAAACCCGCATATTATATTAGATGATATTATAGTAGATGAAAGTATACTAAAGAGTGAAGAGGAAAAAAAATCACACACACCAGTTTTTCAAAACTCATACGGTAAACAGCCAATTGAAAATTTAAAAAAAATTTGCGCGACCCATTCAAGTTGGCTCGATTCGATAGGCATGAAAAATTCGCTTTTGCCCCATCAAGTTTTGGAATGGTTCGAAGCTTTCGTTTTGCATCTTCTTTCAACTGGAAAGACTGAGGAAACAGAATCAGAATTTAAGCGATACTGTTCATCCTGGATAAGCTCAGAAATCCGACAGGGCCGAAAACCAAGGGTTGAAAATCAGTCAAAAGATGCTCAGTCATTAACACATGAAGAAATAGCGCTAAAGGTCATAGAAAAAAAATATGGAAAACAACAAACTTACCAAAGTTGATGCATACAACGCTCTGCAAAGCTTAGAATTGTGTATCGAAATGTTTGATTCCCCATTGGTTCGAAACTGTGATGAGCTTGAAATTGATAAAGTGATTTTACCGGCAATTCTGAAAGCTCAAAAAGACTTGGGATTTAATCCAAATGAGCAAAAAGAATCCCATTTACTGGATGGCATAGCTTTGGAAATAAAAAGGTCTGTTCCCAACATAAGGCTAGCTGAAATACCTATCGCTATCAATAAAGGGATTTTAGGCGATTATGGAGATTTTTTAGGCTTATCTATAGTTACAGTCATAAAGTTCCTAAAGTGTCATTATACAAGCTGGAAACGCGCTGAAATAGCAAAGCAATTACCAACAGAGGAACCCGAAAAACAAATTCCAACAAAAGAAGAGCAATTAGACCTAGCAAGACACCATTTACTTGACAGTTTTGAACGGTTTAAAACTATCAGAGATATTGGATATTCGGCCGTGTACTTGTATAGATATCTTAATGAAGATTTCAAGGTAATATCATTTACGAATGAAGTCAAATGGAAGATATATTACAGGGCTATTTTGGGAATTAAAAACCAGCGCGACACAGGAACCATAAAAACGGTAATCAACAACATTCCAAAAAAAGACTTTGAGTTGCTAAACGAATTTTTGAAAGAATACCCTGACGAAATTGAGTGCGCAAAAAAAGTAGCATTTACCATCAAGAAAAAAGAATTGCTGATTGCGATCAAAAACGAATCGGAACGGCTTGCACTGATCAGATTTTACAATGATCTGGTTGAAATGGAAACAGAATTAAAAGACATTTTAGACAACGAATCAAATGGCTAATAAACACGATTTAGAAAGATCAATTTTAGAACTGCAAGGCAAACGCAGTCAGCTAGGATTGAAGAAACAAAAAATACAGGCTGACCTTAGCGAAACTAGGGAAATGCTTAAGGTGGTCAAGCAAAACCACGAAACTTTTGCTGACTTAGTTATGAGAAAGAAAAACCTTACCGCTGATCTTGACGAATGCGAATTAGAGATAATGAAGCTTAAACAGGATATCAAGAAAAGGCAAAACTTAAAAGTTGAAGCTGGCGACATTTTCGGTAATTCAAATAAAACGGCAATAGTAAAGCTAACTGTTACTCGCGATCACTATCAGCAGTTTGCCAGTGATAAAACAAGAGTTTCAAGCATGCGAATTATGGCATCTGAAATTGCAGAGAAACTAACCCAAATTTTAAAAGAAATAAAATAGCAATGGAAAGAACCTTAGAAAACGTACACGTAGTCATTTATAGCAAAAAGATGCTTAAAGAAGCTATCAAGCGCTTAAACAACCACGGACAAAACATTGAAACCGATATCATGTGTGATTATGAATTTCATGGAAATGACTTGCTTATCTATCATGATGGATTATTCAAAGTTATTCAATGCTTGCCTACTCATCCGAATCACGAAGTAACATTAAATGATCTATGTGAAATGATTATTGATGAGGAGTCAAATCTTAAAAGTATGGAAGTTGGTAAATGGTACACGTATCAACCAAATAAAACAATGTTTCATGTCGTTAGTATAGACAAATCAGTTTTTGCTTATGGAATTGATTTTGAAGGAAATTGGAACAAGGTATGTAACTTGATGGGTATAGATGAAATTGGCAACTCAGATATCCGAGAAGCTACTAAAGAAGAGATTGAAAACGCACTTGTTGAAGAAGCCGTTAAAAGGGGATTTTCAAAAGGTGTATCTTTCAATTCTCCAAATGGTAAATATACCTACACTGCTATAAATAACAAATTTGAGTTTATCATTGATGACCCAACATACCAAAGACTTATGATTGGTGATCATGCTATTATGGTAAACGGGAAGTGGGCTGAAATCATCCCAGAGGAAAAACTTAAAATTGACGATTGGGTATTTGTTCAGTTAAAAGGCAATGAGCATTTAGGATTCTCGGTTCAGAAACTAATTTTTGAACATAGCGTTAAGTACTACAATAGCCCAAATTGCCCACATTCAGCAATAAAAATTGACAAAGAAACAGCAGATCGATTGAGAAAGGAATTGTTATGATAACCATCAACATTAAACCTTTATCAGTAAACGAAGCATGGCAAGGACGAAGGTTTAAGACCCAAAAATACAAAGCATACGAAAAGATAATTTTACTTTCTCTTCCCCTCCTAAAAATACCACCACCTCCACTTAAGATTTACTTAGAATTCGGACAATCTAGCCCACTGGCTGATTGGGATAATCCTGTAAAACCTTTTCAGGACATATTGCAGAAGAAGTACGGATTTAACGACAAGGACATCGTAGAAGCGGACGTAAGAAAAATAACTGTCCCTAAAGGGCAAGAGTATTCAAAATTTAAAATAGTATCTATATGAAAATTATTTCAAAAATATTATTGGCTATTGCCGTTTTAGCCTTATTATCATTAGCTTTTTCCTGTGGAGAAAGAAAGAATGAAGTAAAAACATTTGTTGTTCTTGGTAAAAAGGCAACAGATGGAGGTATGTGCCACAGCGAAGGTAAATTTACATTTGAGCATGTCATCGTTATTGTGCCACATGTAACAACACCTCCGCCACATAGACACCGTAAGGTTGATCCTGAATACCTTTTACTTGTATCAAATGAAGAAGGCAGCATAAAAATCCATGTCAGCAAACAAACATTCGATAAGATAAAGCTATATAACAGGATTAGATATGATATGACAGATAACAAAATATTGTCTATCAATTCCAATCAGGATTATGTAATTGAGAGAGGTACAACTACTCTTTAAATACTTATGATTAAGCGCAAAACATCCGAATGTGTTGGATGTGGCAAAGTAAGGCAAATATATTGTAAAGGTTTATGTCCGTACTGTTACGATAAGCAAAGAAAGAAGACTCCCCTACCCAAGCCTAAAAAACAAATACGAAAATTTTCTAAGAAGTCACTGGACCAGCTTAAGCGGTACCGGATATTACGTGATAAGTATCTCGAAGAAAATCCTATTTGCCAATATCCAGGTTGTACAAGTAGAGATGTAACACTCCACCACAAAAGAGGTCGACAAGGCGCTTACTTAACTGATAAGCGCTTTTTTTCTGCCCTTTGCTGGCCACATCATCAACACATAGAAACCCATCCCGAAGAAGCACGGCAATTGGGTTTATCCTATTCACGACTAAATAAAGAGCCATGAGAGTATCATGTGAACATAAAGAAAAAATAATTGAACTCAGAAAAAGCGGAGTTCAATTTCAAGAGATAAGCGAGCAAACAGGCATATCATACAACACTATAAAAAGCATTTGCTACAGAAATGGCGCTTATCGGCAAAATATAGTAAGTATGAAAAAGCAAATGGAGACTGACGGATTAACAATGACCTCCAAGGAAGTTGCTGCTAAATACAACAGAACAATACGAGCTGTTAACCAAGCTACGCAAGATAGCCCATTAAAAGATAAGTTTAAGTTTCCTGCTGGTAAAAAGCCTAAACCGCCTAAGGTAAAAAAGGGAAAAGTCATATCTGAAAAGCCAAAGCGAAAACTTAAAAAGATTGACAAACAGCCTGCAGGAGTTAAAGAGGATCTTCTTCAAAAAATGAACAAAGGAGAAATAAAGCTTCTGAAAGGCGAAACAGTATTTAAAACCAAGGTTCACGATGTCACCAAGCAAAGGCAGGTAAGCCTACGTGATCCAAAGAACACAGTCATTTTCGTAAAGCTGTCGGATACCAGATCTGACGAAGAAATAAGAAATCAATTTTTAAATCGTTAACCAGCGCCTTACTGGCGCCTTTAAAAGAAAAGAAGATGGAAAAAGAAACTATAAAACAATCATTGATTGACTTGCAATATAATGATGACACTGAGATAGCGCATATCCAAGCTGATAATATCCTGTGCCAATTCCTTAAAGAATTAGGTTATGAAGATATTGTCGAAGAATACGACAAAATAGATAAGTGGTACGTATAAATCTATAGCCATGGAAAATCAAATCAAAGTAGGACAAAGCTGCGAGGTAGCAGTGATAACCGATAATAGTAAGTATCCTTCATTGTATAATATTGGAAACACAGGGGTATTAATAAATGAATATCCTAGCGGGAATGCTGAAATACGTGTAGGTGTAAATTATAGTGATGGATATGGATCATGGCATGCGTACAAAGGATGCTTCAATAAGGTCGGCAAGTTAACAATCACTAAAGTAAAGTAGGCTATGAAAAGCAAGCAAGAAGTAATACAGGAAGCGTGGGTAATTGCAGTAGGCGTTGAAAGATATGAAAGCATAAAAGATGAATTAGTGCTAGATGGATTTCTTCATTTTCAACCAAGTTCATTAAAAGACACTGATACAAAAATAATTGATGGGCTACCATTTTACCGCCCAAAATCATTAGCGGGGATCGAAACCAACAATAACTGGATTCGTATAGAGAGTGACGCTGATTTGCCGAAGGAAGATGGAGATTATTTCGTTGTGTGGAAAGTTGGCGACGATGTTCAAGTATCGGCTGTTTCATATGATGTTGATCAACCTGAGTATTGGCACGGTGTCACCCACTATCAGGCAGTAATAAAACCACTTCCCCCTATTTATTAACCCTTATAATTTTTAAAAAATGAATAACGAAATAAAGAAGCTGACACCTCAGCAAGCCTTAGAACAAGGGTACACTCACTATACTGTAGATCAGACTGACATTTGGCACCCTATCGAACATTTTGCAGAGTATGGTAGAACTGACCCATACCCTCTCAAAAAATTACTTCTTCTGGACAAAAATAAAACCGCATTTAGTGTAAGTGCAGAAACCATTCAAGGCTTAATTCAAGACCACATAGAGAATCAAGAAGATTACTATTGTGAAGATGATTCCCTTTGTGATGAACTTGCAGAAGCAGACTTTGAAAAGATTGCCGAATTGGTCAATGTTGGTTTCACAAAACGGTTTATGTTCCCGACCGATATAGAGCTGGTTGCAGAAGGAAAGGAGGTTTCAGGTGAATAACGAAAAGAAAGCGCCAGTACGGCAAATAAAGTTCCGTGGCCTTCGAATGGACGGCAAAGGATGGGTGTATGGGTATGTATATCTAATGCGGGGCAAATATTATATCCTAAACATTCAGTATGAGCAAGAAGGATCTGTAATTCTAGATATAATTATCGAAGTTATCCCCGAAACAGTAGGCCAGTTCATTGCCAACAATGGAAAACAAGACTTCTATATTGGAGACATAGTAATTAATCCTAAAGGTCGAAAACACACTGTTGTTATTTGGGATAACATGCCGTGCCTACATTACATTGAAAAAGGTCGGGTCTATTTTGCTCCTATGACAAATGGATACCTAGTAAATAAGACTGTTATTGGCAACATTTACCAAGAAAGCGACATCAATTCTATCGAAGGAAAGGAGACCAAAGGAAATGGATAACACAATCGAAAACAAAGCAAAGTTTTTTGGATTATACACAGGTCAAAAAGTATTGATACGAAATATTGAAGATCCTCAATATAATGATCTAATTGTATTAAGTGAGTTTAACTATAGTGGGTGGAGTAACCCTGTACTATATCTATCACCCCTATCATCAATAACTGATGAAGATGCTATCGAAGTAGCTAAAATAGCCTGCCCAATGTTGTTTCATACTTATTCAAAAGGCCATATAGTAGACCGCTCAGAAAAGGACTGGCTTACTGTAAAACACGACCGAAACATCAAATCAGTTGATATTGATTTTGACGGATATGTATGTGTATGCAATGAAGACCTCAATTACGAACGAAATCCATATGTTTTTCAGGCCATCCGAAAACTTCAAGAATTAGGGTATTACGTTGGTGATGGCACTGAGATAGATTACGGATGGGTAAAGCTTAAAGAACAAACAAAATGACACCCCAGGAAATAGGCGAACTAATCGAATTAATAATAGGCGATATCCTCACATTGGAAGAAGCAGCTTCGATAGAGTGTGTTGATCCACGCGAACTTTCCAAAGTAATAGATGAGGTGATGACCTTTCGATCTATGTACTCTCGTAATAATTCGGTTGTTGTTCAGGCCTCCAAAATTTAAACTAACCATGATAAACGCATTTATACTACAACATAAACCATTCGTTCCGCAAAATATGAAGAACCCCGAAGCGATCAGATATATTGTCATTGATCTATTCTGTGGGGCTGGCGGAACTACTACAGGATTTGCAAAAGCTAATGACGAAAATGGAAACCCGATAGCCATCATTGCTGCATGTGTGAACCATGATCATAAAGCGATCCGTAGCCATTGGGAAAACCACCCAGAGGTATACCATTTCGAAGAAGACATCCGCACTTTGGAGCTTTCCCCGTTGACTGATATTGCCAACCAATACCGACAACTTTATCCGTTAGCAAAAGTTATCCTTTGGGCATCTTTAGAATGTACTAATTTCAGCAAAGCAAAAGGTGGGCAATCCCGTGATGCTGACAGCCGAACACTAGCGGATCACTTGGACAGATATATTACAGCTTTAGATCCTGATTACGTACAGATCGAAAATGTAGTAGAGTTCATGTCCTGGGGGCCACTAAATGAATTTGGGAAACCAGTAAGTATGAAATCAGGCCAAGACTGGTTAAGATGGAGAGATCACATCAATTCATTTGGGTACCGTGACGAATGGCGCGAACTTAATTCCGCTGACTTTGGCGCATATACATCTAGGAATAGACTATTTGGTTGCTTTGCTAAGGATGACTTGCCTATAGTATGGCCTGAACCTACCCATTCAAAAACAGGAACAGGAAAGAAAGATCTTTTCGGTAATGGTCTTTTGAAATGGAAACCAGTCAAAGACCTTTTGGATTTTAATGATGAAGGAGAAAGTATTTTTGGACGTAAAAAGCCACTAGTTGAAAATTCCTTGAAACGCATTTATGCAGGATTGATAAAGGAAGTTGCAGGTGGTAAGGATGCTTTTATCGCTCAATATAATTCGGGAAAAGATCGATTTACAAGCGTTGAAAGTCCATGCAATACTTTGCCGACAGCCAATAGATTTTCTTTGGTTCAAACATCATTCATCGCCAAATACTTTTCAGGTAGGCCTATGAATAAAATTGCGTCAGTGGATAGCCCGTTAGCAACGATAACAACAGCCGCAAACCAAGCATTGGTAAATGTAGAACCTTTCGTTTTAACTTCTTCATATAGCGGTGTTTCAAAATCTATCGAGGAACCATGCCCGACAGTATTGGCTAGTAGAAAGCACCACTATGTAGTTAATCCAGTATTCCTTACAAAGTATTATGGAAATGATAAAGGAAGTGAATCCGTTGATAATCCCCTTGGAACCATTACAACTAATGATCGTTTTTCCCTCGTCTGTGCTAATTGGTTGGATAAGCAATATTCTGGTGAAAGAAATCATCAATCCATCCATCAACCGGCAGGATCAATTTTAGCAAACGACAAGCACGCTTTAATGACCGCCAAAGGATTTATTTACAATCCTTCACACGGTGGTCATACAATGCACATTGATCAGCCTTGCCCAACGATAATTGCCCGTCAGGATAAAGCCCCATTATATTTCATTCAGTACTCGATCCATAATAACGTAAGAATTGAGATTTACGACGGTGATTCGGAAACCATGATCAAAATTAAAGAATTCATGGCGCTGTACGGAATATCTGACATTAAAATGCGGATGCTGAAAGTCCAGGAGTTAAAATTAATACAAGGTTTTCCAATAGACTACCGCTTATATGGCAACCAATCCGATCAAAAGAAATTCATTGGAAACAGCGTAGTTCCACATGTAGTTTGTGCATGGGCACAAGCTCAGGGAAAGGAACTTTTAAAATTAGCAGCTTAGTATGTTTTTAGAAACCATAAAATCAGACTCATTAATTAGTCAATCTCATGCGCACAAGGCATTACAACTTCTTTTAGAAGGTGGTGAACTAACATTCAGATTTGAAGAAAGAAAGGCTATCATCAATATGTTCAAGGAAAACGAATTTGAAATGAACTATGATGTTGCTAAATGCTATGTGGAATTAGGCCTTCTTGCTTGCACAGGTGGCAATTTTGAATTAAAAGAACGACACTATTTACTAACCCCCTCCCCGATTAACTTATTCTAATCGGGGGGATAAAATAAAAGATGATGCAATTAGATATAGATTTCAGTATAAAATCCACTCATGACGATGTCAACAAGACTAATAATATCAGTGTGTCGGTGGATAGCAATAAAAGTATTTTAGACCATTTGACAGCTCTCGAATTGGCAAAACAGTCTTTAGCCAATGCACTTGAAGCATACTCCAAAACAATGCCCAATGGTATGCTGACAGAAAAGCAGTATGAAGAATTAATAAGTACACCTCTTAAAAAATTGAAAGGATTTGAGCTATGACAAACGTAATAAGCCAAACAACACAAAAGGCTCGCAAAGCACATAGATGCAATTATTGCCGCATGCCTATAGAAATAGGTCAAGAATACATCCGTCAGTACAATGAATTTGACGGTGACACGTATACCTGGAAAATGCACACACATTGCGATCAGATAGCCCAAAAGTTGATCAATTTCAAAGAGTGTGACGATGGTGGTGCGTCCAGTGATGATTTTTATTGGTCTGTGGTTTACAAGTATGAAGAAATTACTGGTCTTGCATCTCAGGGTAAATCGCTCGCTGAAATGCTTGCTGTGGTTAGAAAGGAGTTATCGGTATGACTTGGATACCAGTAACAGAAGAAATCCCTGAATTTGGTATATGCGTGCTTGTTGCGCTTAAATCAGGCCTTATAACAGTAGCTTATCTAAAAGATATAGAAGGTAAAAAAGCTTGGCAATTATATGGCCCAATCCAGGATTATTTTGATTTAAAAACAGAAGCTGTAACAGACTGGCAATATTTGCCAAAACCACCAAAACAAAAATAATATGAAAGTTTTAAAAAAAGGGATTAATCCCGATAGTAAACCAAAGAAAATGACATGCTACAAGTGCAAATCAGAACTTGAATATACTTCAAAAGATATTGTACATGATCCCCGCGACGGTGATTTTATCAAATGCCCCGTGTGTTCATCTTGCAGTAACGTAAGGTCAATTCAAAACACAAATAGACTTGACGATTAGCAAATGAAACTCTCCAAACCCCAAAGAGAAGCGCTCCGACTAAAGTATTCGGGGCGCACTAAAAACAACCTACTATGGAAAATATAAACTACATACACGGAAAGCAATATCCTTACGGTTTTAAGGACTGGCTTAGAAAATGCGCATTCAATCTACAGGATAGATACGAGTGTTCCCCTGAAACAGCACGTTGTGACGCTTGGTCACGTCTAGACCCTGAATCATGGCTGCCACTATTTAATGAGGGATTATCCCCTTTTGATGCTGTTAATTTAAATATGAAAGCCTAATGCCAGAATACTACATATACAAAAACAACCTCTACAAGTTAGTAGACTACGCTAGACATAAAAAACAAGGTAGCGATGAATTTCTTGTAGCCGTCTATACTGATGGGAAAGTATTATACACAAGAAATGTTGTCGAATTCTTCAGGTTATTTACGCAAGTTCCTAACGATTCTACTGCTGTGGCGGCATTCGAATTGAGAGAAAGGACGAAGAAATGAGCAATCTAAAAACAGCCTGCTGTGATAACTGTATTTTCTACCGTAAACAAAATGCTAGGCGTGGCACATGTGATGGTCACACTATCGAAATGACGAATGTAATCACCAATAAGAAAGCATACATTAAACCAACTACTTTTCGTTACTACAGATGCATAAATCACAAACCAAAAATATAGCCTAGACCAAAAATCTAGGCTTTTTCAATTCCCGTATTTCCTCCCTTGACTTAACACTAATATTATTAGTAATATTGTCAAATGATATTCCAAGGATTTGAAGTAGATGGTGAGCGACAGGTTTTGGAGATTACCTCACTCATGGGCGGTTATTTTCACGTATACATCAATAGATACTTTATAACAAGTATTTATTACACCACCGAAGGCTGGCGCGTACATTTCAATAACAACTCATGGCTGACAAAGGATGAAGCTGATATAATGATAGAATTCATTGAGTCTGGGGAAATTCCTACGGAATAAAAAAGGCCAGGGTATGGAATTCTGGCCTTTCTTAACAAATCAGTTGTAAACTTAAACTTAAACTATGCTAATATAGTTATTTCCTTCTTACCCACCAAATTATCAAGCACGCTGCCAGCGCAATAGCTACCCAAAAATATATGAAACTCGTACCTTTCGGCTCCTTTTGTATGTCCTCAATTTTAGTCGATTCTTTTTGCCGCTGTTCATGATTGACAGCAACTTGTTTTTGGACCTGTTCAGATCCTCTCTTTTCGCTTTCTTCTTTGTAATCTTTATTCTCGATAACTGTTTGCTTAGTATGCTGAGTAATCTTTTCCCCGGGGGATTCCGATCGTACCGTGAACGCATTCCGCAAAGTATCGAGCTGCACCAATATTTTAAACCCTGCAGAATCTTTGAGCAATATTTCTGCTCCTGAAAGTGCCTTATCAACAGGCACCGATCCGCTGACTTTCCCGCCTTTTTTCTCTGTTGTGACAATAGTTTCTGTTTCGGTGACTACTGTTCCCTTGTCAACCTTTACAGTGCGCTGTAGACTGTCCTTTTGTGTTTTCTCGGACAGGGAGCTGTCACGTTTGTTGACCACTTCCAAAGAAGATTTTTCAACGTGCTTGGTTGACTTTCTAAATAGCCCACAGGAAGCAAAGGTGATCACTATGACCACCGATGCGATTAGTTTATTTAGCATACTTCAATATTGAATTAAGCTCGATAACCGACTGTTTCAGGCTGTCCAAGCTATTTACTAAATCAGGCTTATTAATCCTTTGCTTTCCATTTGATGAGATCAGGGTAACCGACCCTAATAGCATCAATAACAATACTAATTTTTTCATCTTATTACCTCCCTGATGATCTGTTTTATTTGACTGGTAGTCGTGTCTACCTGCTCACGCATAGGTGCTGTTTGTTTGCTTACTTCTTTCTCTACCGCTGGCCTAAGTTCAGCTGGCAATTGCTTACGAATCTCATCCTGCACCTGTTGGCTTGTTGACTTCAATAAAGCAATATTCTCATTCTTTGCTTCAATGTATAAGCAAATGAATAAGATCAGTAATGCAGATACAAAAGCACATAGAAAAGCCATTGGATTGTCCTTTATCCATTGTGTAAACTTTCCTACACCATTAATCTTTCTGTCGATGAAATCATCTTTTTCCTCTGCCATTATCTTAAATATTTACTGCTCACCCATCCACGTTGCTTGCTGCTACATAACAATACCTCTGACCAGTCCCCCTGAGCCGACAAAATACTAACTTCTACACCAGCTGGAATGACAGATATAACATCGTATTGGGTGCCAGCACCTTGTCGAAGGTTTAAGCCTGAGGTCGTATGCTTTGTCATTACTGTATTTGCTCCGAAAACTTCCCTGCGCACTCTTTCCATTGGGAACTTTGGCCCCGGATCATCTTTTCGACCGGCAGGTGTCGCGACTTCCGAGTGTGCGAGTATTTCTGTGATTGAGGGATATGCAGCTACCAAAGCTTTGCATACTTCAATACACTTTAGGATCTGCGTTTCTGTCCATTCACTTTTGGCATTCTCATTTTGTTGCTCGATACCGATCGCATATTTGTTCAATCCAGTCAATCCTTTCCAAGCACTAGCGCCAACATGCCAAGTTATTTGGTTGAACCTTGCCATTTGAACGACTTTTCCTGCTTTTGAGATATGTAGATCACAACTGACTTTCGACCGAGGGTCGGTCAACCAATTCACCGCTGATGTCCCATTACTTGCCCCATCGTAATGCAGCACAATAAAACGAATATCCTTTGTACCTGAACTAACGTTTGGGGATTGACGGAACTCCACCTGAGTCCCGTCGTTATTGTATAATAAGTTGTTTTTTACTTGCATGATTATTTTACATTAAACCTAACGGTAATTTTACTCTCATATATTTCACCTACGGATACAGTTCTAGGAGGAGAACTTCTATAATATTTGGTATCATTAGGTGAAATTAGGGATCTATCATTAACTTTAACTGCACATAATAAATTATCAAATCCTTTAGTTACTTCAGAGTCTACACTGCTTGAATATTTACTAGCCCAATAATTTACTTTTGAATAGCCTACAAATCCTGTTTCATTTGGATACATTCCAGTAGTACCATCGGCTATTCTATTTTCAAAATTGGATTCTATTCTATAATTAGTTGCACAACCTTTACCTATACAAGATAATCCAGTGTACCAAAGTTGCATCTGCCCATTGTAATTCCATATTAATCGATTAAAACAGTCATATCCCCCTTTATGAATACTAGTAATTTTAATATGGTCAGCTATTTTGGGGTGACCTGGTACAGGGATGTTACCTTTGTCAGGATGATCGTGCAATGTAGATTTTTCCAAATAATAGAAATCATTACATTCTGTTAAGGCAATATCATTGTCCTTGTCCCATGATATTTTAACACCATTGGCAAAAAATTCTATAGATGTAACTAACTCATTACCGTGATATCCGCCAGCAAAATCTTCTTTTGATGATGCTTTCTTTAATGCACATTCGTTTTCTGACCCTGCTAGCAACAATTCCGTTTGTTTAGTTAGTGACCCGTCTGCACCTAACAAATAAGGATAAGTGGCTCCTAGTCTCCAATAATCCTGATACATTATTTCGGACATATTATATTCGTAAATAATTTCCGCACCAGCATAAGTATTGCTATTCATTTTTGTGAAAACAAACCACTTTTTAGAAGCTGCAACGTATCTATAAAATCCTTCGGGGCTATTTGTATTATCCGAAAGCTTTAAATTCACATATGCTTTGATCGGAGAACTTAATGAGGAGTAAGAAAACGTGTTTTCGATAAATCCCCTCATTACGAATTTTAGACTTTTACCCGCGATATCAGACTCCGTATTTGGCAAACTGAAAACATTAACATTATTCACATAGAAGACCACTGATAACTCATTAACAACAATTTTAACAGTATCTCCGATAACTGGAATAACGTTTGCAACTCCTAGAGATGCACTTTGTGTAAACTTGTTTAACGTCCTTATTATACCTGCTTGGCTAATTATCCAACCAAAATAATCACCATTGGCTTTCACATAGCCAAAACCGACAGACCATGTACCGGAGTTAGCAGTGTTTAACTTTGTGGTAATGGTATACTCTGTTCCTGATGTGAAAGTTTTGCCAAGGTTTACCCAAAATGTATTGTTTGCTGATCCTGATACTGGTATATTGATTTTATCACCAACTTCTGGTACATATGTTTGAGAAACTCCTGTAAGTGGGTCTGTAATACCAGTATCACTTGTATATCTTCTTACTGTTAAATTAGCAGAAGGAAAAAGATCGGCTTCTGATTTCTCAAAAAGGTCACTTGCCTGAGTATCTACATCTTCTTGAGTGGGATAATCAGATAGATCTTGAACCGGCAATGCAACACTGCTTCCTAAGCTCCAGGTAGTACCGTCCCACCAAAGTTTCATAATACTTCCTGATGGATTAACAAAGCTATTGCCGCCGTATGTCCATGTCCCCGCTTCCAGTATTTCCATGGTACGGGTTTCACCTGATGGTCCGGCCGGCAACGATCCTGCTGGTACGGGTTTCATTTCTATACCTTGAACACTTAAGAACTGATTGGCATCTTGAAAATCCACATATTGCGCTTCTCCCGTTTCGTTTTTACCGATCATCATTTTATCAGCTCCGATAATATTCGAAGCTTTATCCATGCCCTGCCAAAATTTTACTGTTGCCATGTTTTACTTAATATTAGAATCCTCAAAATAAGAGTAGATATACTCTGTTGTTTCCTTGTCAGTGTTTACGATCTCCGCTAGTACACCGGAAAAACTAGACCTTAAATAGTCGATAGTCCCCTCTACTAGAATGAATCGTTTATTGTTTAAATACTTGCCAATATTGGCTGTTATATATCTTGATTTTACGTCCTGTAAATAGTTGTCTTCCTCGTTTACCTGTATATATTTTTGACTTACACATCTTATAGCGAAGTGGGTAAAAGGATCTATTCGCTTAAGGTCAAAACCTATCCTTAATTCATCATGAGCGCGCGCATATGTTCTTGTAAGCTGACGTAAAGAATGAAGCAATAAAGGCTGACGCGAATTATCCCAAGGGGTGTACCAGTCTTTGGTCATCTGTCCTGCCTGATTGTATATGATACTTAAGGAATCTTCGCGGTACTTGTAGAAATATCCGTTCTGACCGAAAGTCTGGAAGTCTCCCCACATAAGATCACGTCTTTCTGTAGGCTTGGTGAAGCGACCATCAAGCATAGTTTGATATACTACTCCTTTAGGGACTTGATTGTCGTTTTCATATGTGACCTTTATTTCACGTATTACTACATCAGCCGCTATATTGGTATCAGGGGTGAAGCAAGGATATATTTTTACAAATCCCTGAGCTGTAGTAAAATCCGATTCATTAAGAACGAAATGTGAACTTGCAGCTCTCTTTTTTAATGCTGCTATTGAAGTGGTTTTAGAAGTCTTGAATTCTGTATTTACTGCTAGGTTAACATCATTGTATTTATTATCAAATTTAAATGGCGCAATTGGAACTATTGTTGAAGGATTGTTAAGACTATCTAAGGAGTCGCAATACCATGTTTCATCATTAATGTTTGAATTACGAAAAACTAAATTACTTCCAGGGAAATATAAACAGAACGTTGTTAGAATTCCAGTATTAGGCTTTCCTACAGCCTTAACAGATAGTGTGACACTTAATGTTTCACCAGAAACTGATCCAATCCTAAATGAATCTGATGTTAAATTATCCCAGTTCCACCTAACATTTAACGCTACTAAATCACCATCACCTAATATATAATCGGTTATCCTTAAATTATTCTTTGAATCTTGATAATATTCATCGACATTCCCATTAGCCAAATAGCTAGTTGGAACAAGATTAGTTTTAAGAAAAAGCAATGACCCTATTTCATTCCAGTATTCGGGCATATTTCCTATATAATCCTGTAATGTGTAATTAAGTGGATAAACTATTTCAGGGCCATTTTTTAATAAATAAGTATTTTTTGCCCCTGCAGGAATAATCGTGCGCTGTCCACCAGTATCTATTTCATTGAAAAAAGTCTCTCCAAATACTACTTGCTCATTAGAAATTGGAATACCATTTGAATCGTATTTCCATAACTTACCCGATCCTCTTTCTTGATTGTATTTATTGACAATCCACCACTCCCCTTTGTACTGAGTCAAAAGGCAATTGTATTCATCCATCATTTGCTGTAGGATAACATAGCAGTTGTCAGTATCTTTTTTTTCTATGTCTTTTACAGCTCGCCATTCATGTACATACGAATTGGCAAAAGGATTGCCTTCCAACTCTGAAAATTGATCACAGTAAATATCACAAATAACATTTATAGGCAATTCTAAACCAGTTTCTTTTAAGCATTTTATAACTATAGACAATTTATTTACTGTTTCATCCATAGTAGTATCAATTGTATAGCTAACATCTTTAAGAATACCTATACGATCGGAAGCTGTTAAACTGATAACAGGATTACTCTCAATAGCAACTGTAAAGAAGTCAGGCGTTACAAAACCAATCCATTCAATAGCATCATTATACTTGAAAATACACCTAAATTCTGTTTCGTCTGATGTGGCTAAATCATCGATATTAAAAAGCATATCTTCGAAAAACTCCATTGTTGCAGAAGTTGCGCGGATAGCACCGCCTTTCTCCCCCCTATCATTCCTGTAGGTTAATGAGAAAGGATTTGCACTACCTTCTATTTTGTTTTTATCCCTTTCCGGATCGTATGAACCATCGACATTTACTGTTACAAAACGTCCGCGGTCATCCTGTAGATAATCCTCATTGTTGACAATAATAAAAGCCTGACCTACATATCCATCTACCTGTAATTCGATAGAAAGCTTATCACCGTACCGGTTGCAATAGTTCAATATGTATTTAGTATTATATGCCATTATGATAAGCGATTATTACGGTTATTATTGATATCAATTGATCCTACAAGATCTGGCCCTTGTATCTTTACTGTCATTGTCTGACGGTCATTATTGTACAATGCCCCTCTAAATTGTGAGTAGTCATAGGATGACGATGTGTTTGCTGAATACCCTCCACTATATCCTCCTGATCCCATAGATCCTCCAAGATTTTTTGCCCCAGAACTAAATGCAGAGCCTATAGCGACTAATGCAACTCCAGCAGCTATTGCTACATAAGGATTTAATGATTCCAACGCTCTCTTAACAGCTTCTAGCCCTAAACCTGTCTTAATGGCCATCTTTCCAAGTTGAACCATAATACCACCTATAGATCCAAGCAAACTTTTACCCATTGCCGATATAACATTTCCGCCAGTTGCTAAAGCTCCTCCAAGAGATGATGCAAAATCTGAGATAGCTGTAGCTGCTGTTTCCGTACTTAATATATTTTCTATTGCAGCGCTCATTTCAAGACCTATGTCCTCCATTGTTCTACTTACTTTAGCTTTTACATCAGATAAGCTTTTATCAAGTTGACCTGTCTGTATATTAGGTATGGTAAATTGCATAGATGGATTAACTCCATCGGTATTCAACTTAGCAGGTTGCCATTCTTCAAGAATTTGCCCCATTTTAGCACGTAACAATTCTGCGTTTCTAGCTTGCTCGGCTAAACCTAAAATGTCTTTATTGCTACCATACTTTTTAATAATAGCATCATACTTATTATTAATATCAAATAACTGGCGGCCCCATTCAGACATTAGTGTGCCTTCTAATTGCAATTTTAGATTTGCAATTTGCTCTGCCATTTTCTTGGCGGCATCACTTAATCCCGATATAGGAGATTTTGTATCACTTGCTGATTTACCTATTTTAGAAATAGCTACTGCTACTTCATTGCCTGAAACAGTTGTATCTTTACTAGTGGTTTTAAATGAATCAAGATCATCACTTAACCCCTGCAACCATCCACCGAATGAATCTAGCCCAACAAATTTTGATAATGACGCTAAAGCGCTGTAAATTGTCTGTGTAGCACTAACAACTATATTCACAATTCCTTTGAAAGCGTCTACGAACAGATTTTTGAATCCATTTAATACACCACTCCAGTCTCCACGAAGTAAAGCTGCAAGCGTATTCAAAATATTAGTAATTAAAGTAATTACAGTATCTACGGTATTAAGAATAGTACCGAAAGCGGCCCCAACAGATTTAACAACACTATATCCGATACGATCCCATACAGCTATAACAAAAGTTTTTATGCTTTCAAATATTGATTTTAAGCTTTGCCATAGTGAATCTGCAGCATTTTTAATGGAATCCCAGAATTTAGCACCCTGTCCTGATGTAAAGTATGCTTTAATTTCATCCCAATATTTTATTATCCCAGCCACAGCAAGACCCACAGCAGCGACAGTCAATCCGATTGGCCCTGTTAAAGCAGCAAATGCAGCCCCAACAAGCGGAGCTAATTGCATAAGGCTCCCCAAAGCAACAAGGAAAGGTCCTAAAGCAGCCACAGCCAAACCTATAACAACTACCAGTTTTTGAGTTTCAGGCGAAAGTGACCTTAATCCGGCTACCATATCTTTTAACCGCGAAATAATAGGAGTAACAATAGGTAATAGATTACTACCTAATTCGGTTGTAAGGTTTGTTATTTCTGTACGGAAAGCGCGCATTGTACCACTAGCTCCTTCTGCTTCTCTAGCAGCCTGACCTTGGGCGGCCCCCGACTGTTCGTATATTAATGCTAAAGTAGCAGTCTGCTTTGCAGCTAATGAAAGCTCCTTACCTTGATCCGCTAATCCCAAAGACAATGCTTTTGCTTTTACCAGTGCATCACTTGCGGCCATACCATAATTATCCAACATGGTATTATTACCCTTAAGCGCTCCGGTCAATGCTCTTACTGCGTCTTGGGTAGTACCTCCATACATTGCTGTTAAATCACCTGCAAGCTCTATTAGTTTAGCACTTTGTTTGCTAGCTTCCTGCTCTGTTAAATTTCCAATATTGATAAGCATGGAACTCATCATACTGGAATATTCTAAAGCTTCTTTTTTAGCTATACCAAAATAGGTAGGTAGATTGTCAGCCCATTCTTTTGTGCTTCCGGAAGCTTGCTTCAAAACCTGATCTACAGCTCCTAACGCATCTTCAAAGTCAGCAGCCATATTATAAGCCGCACCAGCAGCTGCAGTAATTGGCGCGGTAATTCCAATTGATATAGCGCCACCAATTGCCTGAAATGATTTACCTATATCTGCTATTTCCCTCCCAATTCCCTGAGAGAAATCATCCATGACAGACTGCGCCCTATTCAGATTACGAACAAAGTCATCAATTTGAGCATCAATTATTGCGGTAAAACTCATTTTTTAGCAGTTAATCGTTTGTACTCTTTTATTTCTTCCTTTAGAAAATCTTTGATCTGTTCACTGGCCTTTCTTACATTACCTTTTACTTTGAATGATTTAAGGTAGGAATCAAAGTCTTTTGGAAGCGTTTTAGGGTTTCGGCTTGGAGCAGTAATAACATTAAATGTTATCCATTTTAGTTTTAGCCAATTATCATCCTCTGAACGGTTATAGCCTTCTGACATGACGATATATTCACACCATGGCATATCCAGGAATTCCGAGAGCCTTAAACCTAATTCTCCACAGGCAAAGGCTACTCGGTCCTCCCAAGACACTATAACGCTTTCTCCTCCGCTACTACTGCTTCCGTCTTTTTTTTAACTCCATATGTTACCGAGTTTGTAAAACACTTAAGCACCTTCACAACTTCTTTTGATGAAAACCCTTTTACTTCATCCACCCAGTCGTAAAAATCATTTACGCTATACTTTGATAGGTCCTTTTCTTCGGTGGCATTTACCGCACCTAAATACACTAAAAGAGGGATAAACTTAAATGGATTCTTGGCGATATGCTCCTGAATCTTATCTAGTTCAAAACCTCTTTCAATTAATTCTCCTACTACCCATGTTCCAAACAAGAGTGTAATTGTACTTCCTTTAAGCGTTATAGTAGTCTTATTCATGATATTTTAAATTAAGGCGCAGCGTGTGGATCTGTCTCAGAAAATTTGCCTTGTGAAGTAAGGGACGCTGTAAAAGTTGCATCCTCTCCGGCTTGAAAACTATCTGATAGATCGGAAATGAAACCTGTGAAGTACCGGTATCCCAATGGTCCGCGGCTTAATCGCCAGTCTGTAGGAACACCAGTTTCCAGGTGTGCTTCCTGTAGCGTGTCTAATTCGTCGTAACTTGCCTGTGCTGTTCCACCTCCTACCACTGTAGTATCGATGCATTCACCTTCAATAGATACTGTTCTATCTAATGATTGTGGCTTTCTTACTGTCTGCCCCTGTGTACACATACTTACTTTTTCAAGCATGTTCATAGTCTTTTGAACAGATGATGATGTCAAGCACACGACTGGCTTATATGCAGTACCATCCCAATACGCTAGGGTACCTTCGTGGCCTGGAATATTCTTTTCGTTTGCCATTTCTTTATTGATTTACTATTATTGTATAAATTAAAATCTTACTGAATGCTGTTTGACCTCCAGCAAACTCTTCTGTTTGTTGTACTATAGGTGATGCTACCTTTTGGATATTGATGTTGCTTGATAATAGATTATGGCTTCTACCGGTTCTAATGGCTTTCTTTACCAAATCAGCTATAGATTCTGAAACAGTCCTGTCAGTAACTCCACTTGTTGCGAACTTGGTAACAATGCGTATGGTAATATTCTGCTCATTACGTTCGTTGCACATGTTTTGAGAAGCAGAAGGATTCTCCTGTTGATCTTGAAGAACTATGTAACATGAAGCGTTTCTGATCAATGGAATGGCAACAGCCGGATTAACAATCCCATCGAATACAGGGATAGTTTTATTGTCCACTTTCAAGCTTCCAATAGCCTGATAAATTGCTGTTCTTACCGCTTGTGTTGATTCCATTTAACTTCTTACTTCAAAGTCCAATATTTCCTGTAACTTCTTCTCAAACTCTATTTTTACAATCAAAAAATTATTGTACAGATAAGGTTTACCCTGTAATGTTCCTTGACCGTTTACATAGAACTGCATCGCTATATCTTTAACCCATTGAGGATATTTTGATAAAATGTCAACAGCAAACAAACCTGTTCCAAACTCAATGTAAGCCGGCAATGGATCTGAACCCATAACCCCAACTTCCCCTTGTAATCCTCCCTCTGTTATCCTTTTTTGAACTACAATAAAGTTTAAGCTCAATTCAGGGGTACTGTTCCGAGTTAGGGACCTGGTAGCCATTATTTCAATACGAGTCAAAGAATCAATAACAAGTCTTCTTACTTTGATAATTACCTCAGACTTGTACCTTTGAAGGTCTTTTGACACAGTATTCACCAAAGTTGTACCCCTAGCCATTTGTAGTGTTATTTGGTTTGGTTATATTAAATACCCATTCCTGACCAGTTCGAACATTTTCCACTACGGGACTTGTTATGATCTGATACTTTTCACCTTTCCACTCTACTACCATCGCGATAGTAGGTTCAAAACCTTCTCTCTTACGTACACCAACTATAAAAGTTGAAGGCAATCCCATTTGCACCTGTTCAATGTTTCTGCTCTGCTTTAACTGTTCGATCCTTGCCCATGTAGATAATACTTCAACCTCAGTTGGAATCCATCCTCCTGAACCATTCGATACTGTCTCAAATGATTTGAATTTTATCTTCTGGTCATATCCTCCTAATCGTAGCATAGCTTAAAACATTGGGTTTGTTGAGTTCTGTCTGTACGTATAGATAGATGCATTGTTAGCTGTGCTTTCAGCTCCATCACCACCGAAATTATCCCTGTTTGCGTAATCGCTTGCCACGTCCTGAATAACTGCTTTCTGTACATCTTCCGGCATTGGCTCATAGGTTGATAAGGTGGAAATAGTATAGTTTCGTCCTGTCCATATTTCAGCCTTATGAACCGCTCCATTTAAGAGAGTGGTTAAGTACTGATCTTGGTCAGTGAAATCTATATTAAGAGCATTCTTTACATCATCCAACGTTACCATAACTAACAGCTTTTACAAGGTCCTACTTTCTTTGTCTGCTTTTTAACAGCAGCCTTAGCCTTTTTCTCTGATTCGGTTTCCTCCACATATTCGGCTACTTTGGTACGGACTAAATAATTGGCTCTACCTTCCGAAACTTCACCCTCTGTCCCTGCTATTTGCCCGTTGTGGTCTTTTAATAGTTTTACCTTTGCCATCTTATTTACCTTTTTGTGCTTGCCAGTTTTTCAAATCAGCATCATTGATGAACGCATCGTTATCCGACTTTTCTTCTTTGTTTTTACGCTGGTTTAAAACATAGTTCCCGAATGATATTAGGTCTTTGTATGTATACTTTTTCATAGCGATTTGATTTGTAAAAAAGGCGGCCGTAACCGCCTTTCCCAATTAAAAAATATATAACCTAAGTATGAGCCTACGGAGTAACAGGGGCATTTGACGTACCTTTAACGAAGAAGTCATTACCATAAACTGGTAAAGCATATTCTCCCTCAACACGGACGGTTACTAAGTTTCGGATAACGTTGTCACGATCTTGCTCGAAAAGCTCAATTCTCATTGGGTTTTGAGTCAATAATTGCGCTCCATTGCGATCACCTACTACGAAATCACCATTCGCTTTATTTAATGCTGTAGTTTTGTAGAAAGGTACACCTAGAACATAAAGGACACCATTAACAAACGTCACACCTGCTGGTAGATCATATTCGCCTGAACCGTCAGCTTTGTTCTTGAACAAAGAGTTATATTGAACAGGGCGAAGGAAACCTAAATTGGCATCACGCTCGTGATCATCCTCTAATAAGGTGATAGCATCCATTAATTTCTCAATGAAAGGCTCGTTTGAGTTTGGCAATTCAATGTGGTTATCGGCATGCAAAATACCTTTCAATTGGTTATTTGTTCCAGTTCCGTACAATACATTAAAGTCAAGTACTTTCTTGAATAAATCAGGAATACGAACTTGCAACCAAGACATGAAACCTGGTATATTCTGCATTGCTTTACGTGTCGCGCGAGTCCAACCAGCTATTGTTTCAACAGGTACATTTGCTTCTTCCAAGCGCAAATCAAATTGAGATTTGATTTCACCCTCTTGATGTGGGGCAATAGTACCCTCTCCCGGAATTTCACGCATGAAATAGTAATCGTTACCTGGACCGATTACACCTTGGGAAATTAAATCAGAAACATATGCCTTACGGTTTTGCAGATAGTGAATACCACCTTGTGTAATACGACCGTAATTGTCACCATCTACTGACCCTGTAGTAATATCCCCTACCGCCTTAAGTTCCAAAACCAATGATTTTGATTCCTTACGGATGAACTTTTCAACATTGTCGTGATTTTCTTCTACAGCTTTTGCGATCAACGACTCCACTGTTTCCAGTTTCTTGTGATCCTCTTGGATCTGAGCGCGTTTTTTATAATCAGCGGAAAGACGGTCAATACGATCTTGAACAACTTTAATTTCTTTTGCCACAACTTCGTTAATAGAGTCGCCTTGACTTTTCTTAACTTCTTCCAATTGATCCTGCAGTTCTTTTACTCGTTTTTCCCCTGCTTCTTCGAAAGTTTTAGCGACTTTCTCCGCTTCTTCTTTGGCAGTTTTAGAAACCAATGCTAATGCTTCCTCCTGTGCTTTTTTTTCTTCTTCTGTCATTACTTTAGTGTTGCGATTTGAAAAAATGTTTTGCGCGTCGGCTCATCATTTAGCAAAGTGGTTCCGTCTGTTGGATTAATTACTTCCTCACCGTTCGGCTTTGTTTCGAGTGACTTTAATATTGATTCGATTTGTTTTAGCCTCTCATCTGAATAAGGAAGGTTGAACATTTTGGTCAACAATCCCATCAATTCAGATGGAGAATCAGCGCTTTTTAACGCTGTTACAAGACTTGTTCTATTTGATTGCTCCTTGGTTAGGAAAGAGTATTCTTTTAACCGGTACTCCTCTACAATTGACTTATTCTTGCCGTTACGCTTCATGATCCAGGCGCCTATAGACATACCGGCTTCAAATCCGTTATCTACAAGAAACTTTACATCGTAAAAAGCATCACGACCTAAATTGGTCTTCATGTTAAACTGGGTGCCTGTCTTTAATCCTATTGGATCTTTTGCATCAATAAATGCCGGAACACCTATCAATTGATTATCATCGTGGTTTAAATACACTTTGATAATCTTAGCACGTTCGTTTACTGTTTTTAGGAATGAATCAGGGCTAGAAATATCCCCGTGGCTATCTTTTAGGTTATATGTGTTCGCATAACCTTCAACATAACCCTTTACATCATCTAGTTCAGATAAGTTAGTGGAAATTGATTTCTGTAAAAATTCACTCATTGCTAAAATTCTTTGCAATCAAAACTAAAACATTTAGCTTTATTTAGCAAATTTTTAGCACAAAATTTTAGCACATTTTAGCAAAGTAGGTTTATCTTGCTGAATTTAGGCTTTGCGCATAGCTTTCAGATACATAAATAACGATACATGAACAGTTGACTACGTTCTTTGCGCTTGCCCCTTCGGAGTGTGGGCGCTGCATCATTTCGGTAGTTCCATCTTTAGGATCGTAAACCTCAAAGGCTTGGTTTTCGGGTATAGCCTTATCATTATCCATTTGTAGGTGCCAGCTTCGGGGTTCCTTGGCAAACCTATGAATCCACAACTTATAAATTGGTTCGCCAGTCTCTCTTTTCCAGTCGTCTTTAGCCTGGTCCTTTGCCATATTGGCGACGTTAGCCAATTCAGTACGTGTGATCATTTTAGCACGGTTGATCAGCATATCATCACCTAGCTTATCCACCATGTACTGTGCTATCTTATCGAAGTCCAGTCCCATTGCTTGGCCGGTGGCTAATGCTTCCTGAATAAGCCGTCTTGTGGTATCGTTTATTCTGGTAACTCTTCCGGCTAATGACTGGAAAATATAGTTAGTTATTATCCGTCCCCAGGTATTAAGGAAGAAACTGGCATCTTTGCGGACCAGTTGTGTAAAGCTGTTGTATTGAAAGGTTGCAAAAGCTATATAGATTTCTTCATACATAGGCTTAAGGGCATCGAACAATGGTTGATCGTTGAATGCGCCATAACTATTTGCTGATTGCCTTATCTGCTCTTTAAGAGCATTGAAAATACGTTTGGTGTATTTCTTCTCAAAGGCGTTAAGCATTCTATCCTGTGCGAGGATTACTCTATTTAGCTTTTGCTTTGACCTATTCATTAGATAACAGTTTTGTTTTTATCACTGTCTGAATACTTCATCACCCCTTTATTGAGATCCTTAAGTCCGTAATCTTTAAGATCGATTAAAGAACCATCCAAATAAGCGCCTGTACCCTTCTTAGTATAGGCAATTGTAATATGGGGCTTATAGTCTGGAAAATCATTCTGATATTCAAATTGAGACTTAACTAGCTTGTTTAATCGAGTAAGGTTCCCGTTTAAATCTTCGACATTGATCTTAATAACATCTTTTTCATTTGAAAACAATCCTATCCGATCAGCCTTAATAGATATTGGATTACTTTTGATAAAGTCATTAACTACAGAAGAAAGCTTGTCTGTGTTCATCTTCATATCGTCAAATCCATAAAGCACCGTTAAATGTGGCTCAAACTCGTACTCATCAACAATATGGTTGGGCACTAATTTACGGATGCCGTTAACCCATTCATTTATATCAATATCAGGGTAAAACATAAGGCACCCTTTTAATATCTCAGCTTTGGTAGTTAGTTCGATATTATCAAATTGAAAAGACTTGCTTACATCCTCGTTACCTAACATTAAACCACTTGAAAAGTCAGACAATGGCACCATACCACCTGCAATAAAGATCTGATTAGCGTATTCTTCATCTACTTCATCATATCCGAGCATCACACGCACCTCGTTTATAGTACAAACCTTTAGCAATGCTTCGGCTTCATCGGTGGATAGCTTTAATTCATCGTATACACTTACATCATAGTCTACCTTGTAGTTTTTCTTATCTCTTTCTGCAAAAGGCTTCACAAGCCATCTATTTAATGCATCTTCCTCGATCGATAGATAAGGGACGACAACATCTGTAACTAAGGATAGCTTAGCTTCTTCAAGGTTATGCTGAATTGGGTTTTCGTTGAACAGTACCGGATTTACACCCCACAACCAAGGAAGTTTAAAACCGGACCACTTAAGACCTTCGAGTACCGCCAAAGCTGTTGGACTAAGTGCCATTGATGTATATTGTAAAGGCATTGAAGAAACAACTACTTTGTTCTTGTTGTCGGTTCCGTTGATCTTCTTATCTACAATGTCGGTAGTGGCCTTATTCTGATCAGGAGTCAACCATAATTTAGGATCTGCGTGGTTAGGGCTTAAGATACCCTTGGCCCCCTCATTCTCAGTGCTGTTGATCCAGGCTTTCAATGAAGCATCGTTAAGCTGCAGGTACTTCAATCCAGACTCAAGCGGAGCCATACCCCTATCTTGACTTCCCATCGAATCATATTCAGGGTTTGCTCTTTTGATTTGCAGTACGTCTTTAGCATCCAATGTACGTGTGAACCCATTCAATAGATTAAGTTTCCATCCGGTTATTGGATTGTTAACATCGCCACCACCATAAACAGGAGTCATAAGGTTTGCCGGAGCTACATATAATTCAAGCGCGATATCGCTATCATCCGCTGTCTCGCGGTAAAGGAAGTATTCCCCTTGGGCATTGTAGAATATACGCCCTAATTCGGACAGATCACGCCATGACTGTTTGGGGTTTGGGTTTTCCAATAGTGCTTGAAGATCCTGACCTGTTGTAGCGAATTCAAGGGCTTTCGTGGTGTATATTTTATACTTGCTTATCTCGATCTTTGATTTCGATTTCTTGCAGCTCTTGTACACCTTAGCCTTTTGGTCGGGCTTTTCCTCATATAGGTAAATTGGGGCAATTAAGGTCTTTTGAACTATCTTGTTGATTATGGAATAAACCTCGGGATTTGACTTATACCCTTTTTTGATGTAATCCTCACAGGAGTAGTTATAAAACACCACATCGTTAAATCCGACAAGATTGCCGTAAAGTATGGTATTAAGGACATTGTCCAAGTGCCTTTTATCTGTTTTAGGCGCAATACCAAACGCCTTTTTTGCATAATCTACAATACCCATTTTATTTTATCCTATTGAGAACTCCCAGTTAAATAATTCTATCTTCTCCCTCATCATGAACATATCCATTAAATCGGGGGACTGTCCAGACAAGAAGACTTTCATTTGATCTTTAGGCAATATCTTGAGCTTACCATCGAAATCTGTTTTATCTCTCTTTATAGCTTTGCGCTCATACATGAAACGTTGTCGTACAGTCATCTTATCATCATACATAGTATCAGCCACCTTTTCAGATATCTTATACTTGCCTTTTTCAACATTATCACCCGAACGATAATAACACTGTGTCTTTTGGTTTGCGTAGTTTTCTCCGTTCTCAGCTGTTTCTCCGTTGTTGAATTCAATAGCCCCGACAACAAACCCGTCAACAAATGATCCCACACCATCATTATCAAATACAACATGCCTGTTCTCAACACCATAGGACTTGCAAAAGGTCTCTATTGTGTCGATAACGTCTTTACCATTTGATTTAGGTATTATGGCAATGTCTATCAATTCAAACCCATCCCAAACACCGACTATAAACTTATCGCTCCCTTTCATGGCGATATCGGCTGTTATGTACTTTATCCCGGTCCTTACATCAAACTTGTTTTCAAACATTCCTTTGAAAGCATAGTAGTTGTAAATATCCTTAGGTGATATAACCACCTTCCAATTACCTTTAAGTACTGCAGCCTTGGTATCTTCATCCTGTGCCATAAGATTACCCAAATAAGCGGGGTCGACGTTTAATAAGGCCTTATTGTCGTAAATACTTCCTGAAATGAAAGTAACTGACTTAACAAAGTGCATTGGATCAATACCAGACTTGGTAACCTGCTCTTCCAAAATATGCCAAGCCTTTTCAATAGCTTCCTGAGCTGTATTTCCCCATATATAGTTGTTACCATCAACTACCAAATAGCGCAACACTCCTTCCCTTTCGGGTATTGGATAACCTGTTTCTTGATCAATCCACCACTCGATAAACTCGGCCACCCAGCTATCAGGATCAGGGTTACATGTTGCCCGTACATACGGTTTTACGCCACACACGGACCTATTACGAGTAAGAAGGTAAAAGAACATCTTTTTAGAGAAATGGGTAAGCTCATCAAAACCTATAAACGGTATCTGTGAACCTTGCCAATCATGGATATTCTTTTCATATTCCAAATGGGAAAACTTAAGCTTACTTGTCCTCTTATCACCAAAGTAAAAATCCCATTCAAGGGATGATCTTCTTGGAGTTGCGCCAGGAACAAGGCTAAACACTTTATCCGATGTATCCCACAAACCGCCTTCCGCGCTTATCTGAGGGCTAGTACGACGAAATATAACAGATCCGAACCCGTCAACATCTTTATGCCGTAATAACTCCAATAAAAGAGTGAATGTCTTACCTACGCCAGCAGCTCCCCCACCGATCACAATATCAGCAGGAGACGAAAGAGTTTTCATTTGATACCCTTCTTGCGGACGTATGTAATTAATCTCTGCCATTATCAGGTAATTGGAATATGGTTACACCACCTTCTGCAGCCTTTTGTTTATTATCCTTCTCAAATATCCCTAAGTGCTTTCCTAATGCTTCAAGAGCGGTAAGTTTATTGTACATCTTGACCTTTTTAGTTTCACCTACCTGCATACCTTGAACATTTAATGCATCTATTTCTACAGAAGCAATTGCACCGGCTGTACTGTCATCCAATTGCCTAATGTCATAAAGATTATTATCAGGGGTAAACAGCTCCCTTACATCACTAAAAGCGATCTTAGCATATTCTTCCAATATCCGTTTTGCGCTTATATTGGTTGCTTCTGACAGCTCCTTTTGTCTTTCTTGGATAGCTTCTTGAATTTCAGGTTTTGTAAGGTTTTCAGCGCCTATTGAATGGGCAGTTTTTAAGCTGTATCCGGCACGAATAGCGGACTGGGTAGCATTCAAGTCTACCATGTATTCCTCTACAAATCGTTTCTGTTTATCGCTTAATGCCATTTGTTTGCTAAAATTTATTTTAAACGTACTTTAAATCTATCCTATCTTTTTTGTTGTGTAATATTCTATTTCTAGCTGTAGCTTGGCTTATACCATTTAATTCTGCATACTCATTGATAGAATAATAAAAAACACCCGTTTTGTCATCAAACAACATTTTTGACCTCTCACGAAATACAATAGGATTGTTAGGCTTAGGTAGTTCACAATAAAATTTATTATTAACTACATTGTGTACTATTAGAGGATTAATATTTAAAATGGACGCCAGTTCCTTTTGGCTAAATTTGTTTCTATTTTCCCTAATAAATTTAACTTGTTCATCTTTCAAAAAAGACCTTCCTCCTTCTGATTTTGCGCTAAATAATCCTGTTCGCCAAGCGTGCTGAATATTTTCTTTATGCGTAACCCACTCTAGATTTGACAAGTTATTATTCAGTTTATTACCATCTATATGGTTTACACAAGGCTTGTTTTTAGGGTTTGGTATAAATGTTTCAGCTAATATCCTGTGTAAATGTTTAATTTTTCTTTTCCCATTTTGGGACAGCGTAACAGCATGATAACCCGCCACCATGTAAGTAGATAGTTTAGCAAAACTTTTAGCTTTACATCTAAAAATCTCACCTCTTTTATTGACTTTATATAGGCTGTACCCTTTTATTTCATGCATTTTCTTTAATATCAATATTGCTAAAAAAACATTAAGACAACACAAATCTAAGCTAAAATTTTTAGCTATCAAAAATTTCACTGCTAAATTTATTTGCAAAAAGAAAAGCCTGATCACTTGGGAGGTGTCAGGCCTTAAACTAACCAATTATAAACCTAAATTATGAAAAGCCTTAAAAATTGCCGGTCTATTCCCGGCTGTCAATGTCAAATTCAAAAATAATGAGTTGCAAATACTAACACTCAAATTTACCAATATAATTAGTGTTTAAAAACATTTTAACTATTTATTTTAGCCAAAATAATTTAAATCATGTCTCCATTGTTTACTCAGTTCAATGATACGTTTGTGTGAGTAATATACCTTACTACCTTTTCCATTCTGACTTTCTGGCTTAAGTGCTCCAGACTTTATCCATTTATTAACTCTGGTAATATCATAATATCTTTTAGCTTCGGATATTGTCAGTTGTGGCTTAGCTAATGTCTCATCAATTTTGTAAGTTGCTATAGCTCCAATGATGATTTCTTTTAATTGCTCCTCTGTGAGCATAAATGTTATTTCTCCCATGCGCTTAATAATGCTTCTTTTGCTCTTTTTTCTGTTACTTTTACATATCTCTGGAAACTTTTATAGCTTCTGTGCCCCGTAACTGGCATAACTTCCTCTGCTTTCATCCCTAGCTCCAATGATAGCGTTACGAACGTTTTACGTGCTGTGTGCGCGCTGATCATATTATGCCTAGGCAATAGCTCCACTCTTCGCTTAGCCCCTATAAATCTAACCTTCTCAACTGTTTCGGTAAGTCCTGCTATTTTGGCGACTTCCTTTATCCATACATTGAATTTTTGATTTACCGGAGTAGGGAAAATGTGGTCGTTTTTTTCAGTTTTATACTTTTCAATTAGTTCTTTAGCCCTGGTGCTTAGTGGAACCCCATTGAGTTCCTTGGTCTTCTTAGCGGTTAGCCTGATATAACCATTTTTAATATTGTGTTTTTTAAGATCCTTAGTATCTGAAAACCTAAGACCTGTATAACACATAAATAAGAAGACATCTCTAACCTGTTGATATTTTTCTATATAGATATCTGCTGCTTTAATCTTCTCCAGTTCCTCCATAGTTAAAGCAACTACTTCGATATCATTTTCTACCCATTCGAAATCTTTGTAGGAGTCATCAACCTTATACCCTTGCTTCCTGGCTCTATCAAGGAAAACACGCGTATGGGCCAAACGCTTCTTTATTGTCGCGTTAACCAACTCTTTTTTGCGATTCATCATGAATTTGGCGAACTGATCGAAATACTCATAATTGACCTCATGAGTATAGTATGTTCGCTTTTTGCTTGCTTCAAACTCCCTTATACCATTCATTACTGTGACATACGCCTTTAAAGTACCTTCAGCGACAACACCTACCTTTTCATTTTTATTTAGCTCGATAAAATCAACTAAGGTAATCTCTTTTTTCTTTTTTCGTTTTTCCTCTTTAACTGCTTCATCAGGCTTAACTATTTTGCGCAATTCTGATATTACTTCTTGGGAAGTGAAGTCATGTTCATCTAAAGTAAATTTGGTTTCAATATCCTTGATATGGCGTTCCAATTCCCCTAGGTATGCATTAAGATCCATCACTCCCATATTCTGCATAAATAGATTATAGGAAATATCGGGGGCCATTTTCTTAGCCAAAGGTTTTGGGACAAAAACAGCTTCTTTTGCATAATCATCCCAATTATACTCCAGGATAGAACGGCCTATCATAAGTGGGGACGGCTTCCCGCCTAAAGAGTATCTTAATTGGATCGGACATAACCCATCTTTGCTTCCGGCATCCTTCCTTACTAAAAAATTTATCTTACCTTTTGTTATCTTAAGTCTTCCCAT